GCTGGACGTTGACTCGTGGACGTGGAGCTTCAGCGCGTCCTTGCCGTGGCAGGCCCTGCCGCTGGTTGATCTGTCCAGTGTCGATCCGGTGGAGGTGGAGGCGACCATCAACGGGGCTGCGTACCGCTTCTTGGTCGAGAAGATCGGGACCGAGCGCACTTTCGGCAGTAACACGGTGCGCGTGTCCGGACGCGGCAAGTCTGCGTTCCTTGATAGCCCCTACGCCCCGAGCATGTTCTTCGGCAACACCACGCCCCGCACGGCGCAGCAGCTCATGGGCGACGTGCTGACGTTGAACGGTGTCCCGCTGGATTGGACGATCAACTGGGGCATCACCGACTGGGTGGTGCCTGGCAATGTCTGGACGCACCAGGGGTCGTACATCGGCGCGCTGACCAACATCGCCGCAGCCCCCGGTGCGTACATCCAGCCGCACCCGACCCTGCAGCAGTTGTACGTACTACCGCGCTACCCCGCGATGCCACACCAGTGGGCGGACCTGACACCAGACTTCGACATCCCATCGGCTGTGATGACACGCGAGGGCATCGAGCGCAACGACCTGCCGGTGTACGACCGCGTTTTCGTGAGCGGCACGACTTCTGGGGTGCTGGGCCAAGTGACGCGCGCAGGCACCTCGGGCGAACTCATCAAGCCGATGGTCACCGACGCGCTCATCACCCACGTGGACGCAGCACGGCAGCGGGGCATTGCGGAGCTGTCCCCCGCCGGTCGCCAGTTCGACGTGACGCTGCGCATGCCTGTGCTCGAAGAGACCGGGATCATTCCCCCAGGCAAGCTGGTGCTGTATCGCGACGGAGGCGTTGAGCGCCTGGGCTTCACCCGCAGCGTGCAGGTGGATGTTGGTCTGCCGGACATCTGGCAGTCGATTGGCGTGGAGACCTACGCATGATCGAACTTGAAAGAATGCGGGAGCACTTGGCGTACGACCCAGAAACCGGCCGGTTCACCTGGGTCAAGCCCACATCAACCAGAAACCGGGTTGGGGCGCGCGCCGGCAATCGCTCTGGGCGGTTCGGTAGGGACGGCTATCGTCAGATTGAAATTTTCGGACAGCGGTATTACGCGCATCGGCTTGCATGGTTGTACATGACTGGCCGCGAGCCGGTAGGCGTTATTGACCACATAGACGGCGATCGCGACAACAACGCGTTCGCAAATCTCAGAGACGTGTCCGTGCTGCTGAATATGCAAAATATGAAGCGTCCGGCCACTACGAACAAGTCTGGGTACTTGGGTGTGTGTAAACCACGCGGGCGTAAAGACGGCAAGTTCGTCGCCCACATAAAAGTGGATGGAAAGACTAAGTTTCTAGGGTCCTTTGAGGACCCGGAATCTGCGCACAACGCCTACGTGGCCGCAAAAAGATTGCTACACCAAGGGTGCACACTATGATCCGTAATCCGTACCGGAGGCTCCTGGGCCTGCTCCCCACTTACCCGCTGACGGCCGGTGAAGTGATCTCTTCCTCGGGCGGGAAGGTCATCGTTGAACTGCCAGGCGGCGGGAGGCTGACAGCCCGCGGCGAGGGCACGGTGGGCACGAACGTATTCGTGCGGGATGGTGTGGTGGAAGGCCCAGCGCCTGCGCTCATCATCGAAGTGATCGAGGTGGGTACATGATCGTTCCAGGCTGGGTGTATTGGGTGGCTATCGCGGCGCTGGCCGCAGCAGTGTTCGGGCAGCAGGCCCGTGTGGCGAACGCCAAGCGCGAGACCTCGGAGGTGCGAGCGGAGTTCGACCGCATCGGCCGAGAGCGCGCCGAGGACCTGGCGAAATACCGCCAGGAAAAAGCAGACCTCACAGCGGCCCACGCCGCTGCGCAACAGGAGACCGTCGATGAGTACCAAAAGAAACTTCTCGTGGCACAGGGCCGCATCAATCAGCGCGATGTGCTTATTGGTCGCCTGCGCGCAGACCAAGCCAACCTTACCTCCGTCCGTCGAGGCGCCGACGAAACTGACGCCTCTGTCCTCCAGCGTGCAGAACATCGACTCCAAGCCGTCGGAAGCCTACTTGTTGAAGGTGCAGAACTGGCTGCAGAAGGTGCAGGCATTGTCGAACGCAGAGACGCAGAAGTAGCCCTGCTGGCCGGCCAGATCAAGGTTGATCGGGCTGGTTGCTCGCCTGCAAACTGAGTGGCGGCACCCGGCCCTGGTCCGCCAGCTCTGCCAGGTAGGGCTGCGCAGCGTCATCAGTCATCCCGCTGTGCACGTAGACGAGCCATTCGTCCCACGAGTTTCGATCAGGGTGCCGCCAGCGGGTCAGCCGGTACGCCTCGGTCTTGTACTCTGGGTATTGCTTCCCCAAGATCATCCCAGCGGGTACGTGGATGGTCTCGAGTGGCGGATCGAAGAACACTGACTCGCCGTGGTTCAGGCCCCCGATCAGCAGGATTCGCATGGCGTCCTCCGCTTCGGGCACGGCGCCCACGCAGTCCAGAACGGATCGCGCCCGTTGTAGACCCCGTAGGTCGCCACACCACCGGCGCCGAGCAGTTGGACCTTCGCCCCGCGGGGGCAGCGGCTCATGTCCTCGTCCCAGTAGTAGTCGGTCGCCACGGCGGTGGACTGGTCCGTGGTCAGCTTGAAGGCGGTGCTCATTTGACCACCTTGTAGGCCACGATGTCCGTACCGTGACCTATGTGTGTCCAACGCACTGCATAGTTCCTGCCCGCCACCGTAGTGTAAATCTCGCCGCTTCGGTGCTTGACTACAATACGTGTGTTCAGTGGCACTGGCACCCTCCCGCCGGCCCAATTGACCCACCCTTGTTTGGCAGAAACATCATCGGGGTGGCGGCGGTACTCTAGATTGGACGCCCAACCGGGTTCTCCGTTGAAATCGCCCCAGTTTCGCCCACCGAGCGTTCGGACCTGCCACCGCTGACCTGGGCGCCAGGTCTTGCGCAGATCAGCGTGGGGGTCTTCGTCAAACGCCTTCCGCAAACTCACTCTACCCAGAGCCTCGTCCAGCTTCTTGATGTCGGGGAAGATCGGTGGCTCTTCACCCTCACCGACGAAAGCGTCCGTCAGGTAAATCAGCTCGGCTTCTTGCAGCAGGGCGAGGTGCTCTGTCAGCAGGGTCTTCGCGTCGCCTTCCGGGTAGTGTCGGAGGGTTTGGCTGGTGCCGATGATAGCCGTGCGCAGGGCTTCGGCGCGTTGCATGTTGAATGTCACATGATGCTTTCTCCAGCTTTGCGCTGGGGTGTTACAGACCCATCCGGGCAAGGTTCTCGCGAACGAGTTGGCCTTGGAGTTTGCGGACGTGCTCACGCAGTTCGCGCGCCTCCAGCTCGCGTTCTGCGTACCGCCAGGCGCAGTAGACGGCAAGCAGCCAGCCTGCGATAGACACGCTCCCGAGAACGGTCAGCGTGATGAGTTCGATAGTCACACGATGCTTTCTCCAGCTTTGCGCTGGGGTGTTACAAGGTCTGCAGGAATGCCTTGACAGCAGACGTGTGGGCATCACACGCATCGTCGTAGCCACCGCAATCTAGATAGAACTTGTCGGACTTGAGGTACTCGACTTCAACCTCTTGGGGCTCCCACTGCCCCTCAAAGCCGTAGCAAGAGCAGTGGCCCCCGCTGACTTCGAGCAGCTTCTTGCTGCTACGATCCTGGATCAAGAAGTAGCTGGCCGAGTCGCAGCCATAGTCACCAACGGACTCGTAGGCCACAAGGATGTCGAAGTTGGCTAGCTCTTCGCGCAGGGCGGCTTGCTCGGCGTCCGTAGGGTTGCCGTAGTCGAACCCACTCACGCTGCCCGCATACCCCACGGCGATGTGCGTCTTGATCTCGTCTTCGGTTTTGCCGGCAAGATCGGCAAGGTATAGATGGTCGTACACATGATGCTTTCTCCCGGTCTTCCCGGGTGTCTAACGCTAAATCAGCGTTCGGCAAGTTTAGCGAACGTTTCGCAACTGCACAACGCTTTTCTGCTTAGACACGCACCGTCCGAATACGTAGGACAATCAGTAGTTTAGGCCGACTCCCGCCGACTACTGGTTCAGGACGGCACCTGCCCCGGCCAAAAAGCGACCGGAATAAACATCACATCCAACCCCCGCGCTCTGGCCCACTCCAGCATGGAGTCGCGGTCTGCGTGGCAGCATGGAATGGGTTGCCCGTTCTGCGTGGCCCACCAGCGGTTCGCCACCAGCGTGTAGCCGTGGCGAGGCTGGGTGAGTTCCACCAGAGGGATTTCGAGGAAAGTGGGGGTCATGGTGCCCCGCTGGCGAGCAAGTAGATCACCCAGCCCGCGAGCCCTGCGTTGAATGCTAGGTCCCACGCCGTAGTCAGCGGGGTTCTGGCTGGGTACGTGCCGGTCGCCATCCAGATGAGGCGCATGCCGATGTCGTACACGAGCATCCCGAGCATCGCGTAGAGGAACGTGGTCATACCCCACCCCCTTCCACCGCGCTGGCAACCCGCGCTGCACGCAGCGACAGGTTGATCTGGTGCAGGCGCAGTTTCAGCCGGGCGCGCTCTGCTACCAGCGTCGAGCGGTCCTTCATGCTGGTGGGTCGGTTCTCGACGTAATACTGGCGAGACCACTCGGCCTCCTGCACTTCGAGTTCGAGCAGGCGGGTTGTGATCTGCGTGCGTTCTGCTTGGAGTTCGGTGGTCATGCTCGTCCTCGTGCCATCAGGCGTTGTTCTTTCTCCCACTGGTCGCGGCAGTCGGTGTCGGGGCACCAGCGGTGCTCGTCGCCCACCAACTCATCGCAGAAGTGGCAACGGCCGTTGGGCAGTGGGCCCATGGGCTTGCGGCTCTTCGCCAGGGCTTCGGCGTGGTACTGCTCGGCGCGTTCTCCGGTGATGTCTGCGTCATCCATTTGAAGACTCCTTCTCCAACATAGCCGTCATCGCCCCGCTGATCGCGTCCCGCGGGTCGTGCTCCAGCGCGCCGACCATCTTCACCGGCGCTGCAGTGGTGACGCCCCACATCGCTGCGCCGCCGTTATGCTTGATGACACTGAGCCCCAGGTCGTGGCGCGTCATGAAATCAAACATCTCGGCGTCCTCGTCGTCATCCGGCTCGCGGTTGATCGACACCAGCGCCATGATCGCGATGCCAAGCAAAACGCCGAGCAGTAGGAAGATGGTGTTGGCGATCATTTCGCACCTCCAAAAGTCATGTCGAACTGTTGGAGCGCCGCGTTCGCAGTAGTGCTGTTGCCGGTTTTGTTCCAGGCGTGAATCCACAGCTCCTTGCGGTAGTCCCGCTGAGGTTGGATAGCTTCGCCGACGATCAGTTCGCCTGGCTGGAAGGCTTCGGTCATGTAGGTTTCGATGGCGGACTTTAGGCGTTCTTCCCAGCCGCCGTCATAGTCTGCGTATGCGATACACGCTTTGTTGAAAGCCGCTTCGTTCGGAGTGCTCATTTCGCACCGCCTTCCACGAAGTCCGCATGTGCGGTCAACTGCGCTGCGAGAAAGCGCGTCTCCGAGATCGACATTGCTCGGACTTGAACCTCGCCCGAGTCCTCCAGCGCAATTGTCAACACCACGGGCTCATCCGTGTTTCCGTGCAACCCGACGGCAATGTAGGCGCCGATTGTGCTCATTTCGCACCGCCTTCCAGTTCGATGAGCAGGTCGATGTAGTGCTTGGCCTTCTCCAGATCAGCCACGCCGTTCTTCGCGCGCCAGCGGGTAACGTACTTGATGACGTTGCCCTCGAAATAGCCGATCTTGTTGGCGTGGATGTACTCCACCGGCTGGATGGCGAGCGACTTGTAGTGGTCACCGCCGACCTGCACGTCGAGCGCGTCCTGCGGGGGTTCGATCAGCTCAACGTGCAGCGGTGCTGGTTGTGCCACCTCGCTGGCGTCCATGTGATCGCTGTACGACGCCGCGCTCGCGAACTCACCGACAGATTGCACGACCTCGCCGACGACCTTGTAGGCCATGATGTCGGCGTTGCCGCAGTGGTTCCACATATAACTATCGGCCGGGCCAGTTTCCTGTCTCCCGCCGCCACAAGTCAGGCGGACTTCAACCAGCTTCCCGTGAGTCTCTTCCGGCTGTTCGCCGCCAGTCCAGGGCTTGAAGCCGTCTGCGTGCTCGACCAGTTCGATGAGGTCGCCCACGTTGCTTTCCTCACCAATGACCTGCTTGCCATCGTCGGTAACCGTGGCTCCAGAGCCTGTGTTCCATGGGTAACGCTGATCCGAACTCTCGCTGATTCGCCCGATGACGCCCGAGCGGTCTAGCCACCTCTGGCCGACTTCAATCTCAATTCCGTTGACTGCCATCTGATACTCCTGTGTGTTGCAGATGGCTTGATTATTTCGCACATGCGAAACGTTTGTCAACTGGCCTTGCGAATTTTCATGGCATTTTTTAGCGAGTCCTGTACGCTCATCTTCAGCTTCAAGCGTGGCAGGACGGAGTGCTCTTCCACGGTGTCACGCGCCACAATGCGGTAGCGGAACACGGAGCGGTTGTAGCCGCTCTGCAGTTGGCGGGTGGGGCCCAGGCGCTCGATGACTTGCTCATCGAACTCCAGGTTGTACCCGCTGGAGTAGTCCACCAAGATGCGGCCACCGTGCTGCAGGCTGAGGCCGTGACCGGCAGAGGCCGGGTGGCAAACGAGCATGCCAATCTTTCCGTCGTTCCACTCGGTCAGCGTGCGCGGGTTGGCGTCCAGGTGCCGAGCCTTGGGGAACGCCTTGAGGATGCGTTCGAGGTCGGCCTTGTACTGGTAGGCCACCAGCAGGTTCTCCCCGTTGGTTTCCTCCTTGATCGACTTCAGCGCTTCGAGCTTCTCGTCGTGCACCTTCACCCAGGCGCGGCTGTCGGTGTCATGGATCAGCGTGCCGTTGGCGATCTGCAGGCACTTCTGCGCCTTGCTGCCTGCGTTGAACACCTCCACCTCGTGCTGCTCTACCTCGGTGAACAGTTCGCGCTCCATCTCGCGGTAGTGCTTGCGCGCGGCAGGCGGCAGGTCGATGTAGACGTTGCGCTCGATGACTTCCTCAATGGGAAACCAGTCGCGCGCGTCCACCGTGATGCTGGTCTCGGCCCGCCGGCGTTCACTCTCCCCCTGCGCGTGCGCGAGGGGCTCGATCTGGCTGTAGCCGTCGCCCCCGGGCACAGCGCGGAACCAGCGCTGGCTGAAGGCCGTGAAGCTGTTACCCAAGCGCCGCCCGCCGTCGATGAACCACTGCTGGCCCCAGACATCCTGCACGCCGTTGGGCGCCGGTGAGCCGGTGAGGTTGTACCAGTTGCGCACCTTGGTGTGTGCGACCTTGGACAGAGCCTTTGCGCGACTTGAGCCTTGCCCGGTGATGTACTCCTTTCCTGTCTTGCTGGTTTGCATCGACACACGCAGGCCCTTCAGCCGCGTGCTCTCGTCAGCGAACACAGTGTCGAAGGGCCACGCATCACCGTACTGCTCCATCAGCCAGTCGATGTTGTCGTAGTTGATGGTCAGGATGTCCGGGGCGCTGCGCAGTGCAGCCAGGCGCTGGTCAGGCGTCCCGATGGCCGCGGCAACGCGCAGGTGCCCGAAGGACTCCGACCACTTCGTCCGCTCTTCAGGCCACGCGGACTGTGCGACGCGCTTGGGGGCGAGCACCAGCGCGCGCTTGGCCTGACCGACCAGGCGAAGGGACTCGAAGATGTCATAGGACGCCGAGGTCTTCCCAAGGCCGGGGGACGCAAATACGTTGCAGCGCTGGTGGTCAAGAGCGAAAGAACGGATGAGCTGTTGGTAGGGGCGGGGGGTGAAGACGGACATCTACTTGTTGTTCTGATTACCCACATGCCAGCCGTCACACTTATGACAGCGGTACGGCGTGACGCGGGCATTGCGACTGCGGTTCGTTCGTTGCGCCACCTCCCGCGCCAGGCCGAGGTCGGTGAACAGTTGCTTGCCGATGCAGCCGCTCTCTGTCGCCCACTGGGGTGCGGGGGTTGGGCGTTTGGTCATGCCGTCAGTACGCCTTGCCGCCCTCGGCCATGCGGTTCTCGGCTTTGTGGTCAGGGCGCACAGCGTTGAACGCCATCTTCTCGGCGATTGCCCCGCCGAGATCGAGCCCCAGCGCGCCTGCCAGATCGCCGATGCGGATGATCGCGTCGGCCAGCTCAACTTCGATCATCGGGCGGTGGGGCAGCTTGTCGTCGGGCAGGTTCTTGCGCGCGCCTTCCATGGCTTCGCTGACCTCGCTGTGGATCAGGCAGAGCTTTTCGGCCACGAGCGCCTTGCCAAAGCGGGTGCCGTCGCGCGCTTCTTGGCGCAGGTCCATTCCGGTCTTGGGGTCGTTCCACCAGCCTGCGGCATGCGAGGCCGCGTGGCACATGTCAGCGAGGGTGTTGCCTGCGTAGGCGAGAGTAGCGGAATCATGTTTCATAGCGGTCTTTCAAAGGTCAAAGTAACGGCAGTTGGAGTCGAAGTAGTGATCCACCTGCTGCTTGGTATCGAGCACCAGCACCTTGCAACCGAGGTCGCGCAGGCGCTGGTGCTCACGGGCCTGGTCTGGGCGCGGGGCTTCCCCCGGCGCTTTCAACTCGGCGAACACGATCACCCCACCGGGCATGGCGCACAGCCGGTCGGGCACGCCGTTGCGCTGGGGTGATCGGAACTTGTAGGCGATGCCGGAGCGCTCCTGGACGCGCTTGACCAGGTGCTTCTCGATGTCGGATTCGCGGGTCATGCTGCGGCTTTCAACGCGCGCTGCGCAGCGAAAAGCTCCTGGCGCGCGGCTTCGAGCGCATCTAGCATCCAGTCGCGCAACTGCTGCTTCATGCCATTCTGCACCGCGAAGTTCATCTCCTTGTAGCCGTCGGTTGAGCTGCCCCATTGCCAGTCCACTCGGAGACCTAAGTCGTACTCTGTGTCTGCTGGCAGGTTGTCGCAGTAGGTCTTCATCCGCACGTAGGTTTGCTCGGCGGTCAGCAGTCGTTGGGCAGCGCGCGCGAGGTCTGATTGAGTGGTCATGCTGCAGCTTTCTTGTTGCGGTTCTTGATCTTGAACAGATGCTTGGCCTGGAAGATCGCGTCCTCCAGCGCGTTGTGCGCGCCTTCGCCCTTGTCGTCGGTGTTGTACTCGATGCCCGGGTACATATTGCGCACCGTGCGGAAGCAACGGGTCTTGAATGGTGACCACGGCGTCTTGATGCCTGCGCGCTGGTAGGCACTGTTCAGGATGGTCAGATCGAAATCGGACCCGTTACCCCATGGGCGCACATCCTGAACGCGGCTGTGCTCCGCGATGAACGCAGCGAAGTCGGTCAGCGTGGTGCGGATGTCCTCCCCGCTGAAGCGCACCGCGTCGCGCGCAGCCTGCGATTGACCGAGCCACCACATAACCGTTCCCGGGCTGATTGTGCCGCCGTCGCGCACGCTGGTGGCAAGGTTCACTGTGCGCTTGAAGGTCGGCCCCAGCGTGCAGGTGTCCAGATCGAAGAAGACCGCGCCGATGGACAGTAGGGCGCCGTCCGGTGGGAGGCCCATGGTCTCTTCGTCAATCATAAGGTCAGTCCACATCGTCAAATCCTTCCGTGTTCATGTCTTTGGTCGAACTGCAGTTGTGTTCGATGTAGCGGTTGCCCGGGTGCTGTCGCTCGTTCTCGTAGAGCCGCCAGCCGTCGCTCGTATCGCGCCAGTGCACATGCGTGTTCCCGCAGAATTTGCAGGCGGTGGTGTTGCGCTCACGCAGAAGTTGGCGGGGGCCGTAGGAGCGACGCCTGCTGGATGGGCCCCCTGCGGGCATCCACCCGGGGTTCGCTTCTTGCATGCAGTCGTTGGTCCAGTCTGCGATGTCACCCATTGTGCACCCCCAAGTCCTTCAGCATTCCGTTGGCTTCCTCGATGTACCTCCCGTAGTCCACGTCACCGGGGAACTCGTCGGGCAATTCCATCAGCGGCTTGGCCCCGTCGCTCGCAGGCACCTTGTTGCGCCCACCGCTCTTGTTGACCGTCTTGTAGTGCAGCGCGCCGCGCTCGCCGGTGGCGTAGTAGTAGCGGACCACCTTGCCGACGTAATCGAACTCGTCAGCGCCGCAGTGCATGCGGTAGGCGGTCTCAACGTCGTAGTCGGGCTCACCGGTCATGTAGGTGAAGCGCGCCTTTGACAACGGGCCGGGCACCGTCTGATGCCAGCCGTAGGCCAGCAGCTCATCGCGCTTCTTGCCCGGAGTCAGCGTGTCGTCGTAGCGCGTGCGCGTGATCTTGATGGCCCCGCCGCGCACGGTCCGTACGGTGACGAACTTGCGGATGTCAGTGCAGCGCAGGATAGTCTCGCCCACCGGCACGCCGTGCTCAAGCCACGCGGCCACCGCCTCGACGCAGATCGCGTTCTGTGGGTTCTTGCTGATCGCAGGTGCTGCGAACGCGCCCTTGCCCTTGTAGCCGCCCTGCGCCTTGATGGCGATGTAGTTGTTGACATCGCGCGAGAACAGCGCCTTGTAGCGCGTCTCTTCAGTCTCGAAGCCCGTGGCCTTCTCCCACGCAGCGACCAGCGCGTTGAGTTCGTCCATGCGGCTGGCGGGGCACTTGATGACGATGCCGTCGGTGTTGGCCGACACCACCTGGATGCCCGCCAGTTCGAGCGACTCGATGAACATCAGCAGCGCGAGCTGGCCGGTCACCGTCACCTGGATCATTAGGTCGGGCGCGTACAGGATGCTGTACTTGGAGCCCAGCTTTCCGAAGGACCCATTGATCGTGATCTTGAGGGCGTCGGCCACGACCTTCTCACCCTTCTTCTTGGCGAGCAGGCGGCGGGCCACGATGTCCTTGTAGACCCGCAGGAATGCTTCGGTCAGGTGCTTGGGGTACAGGCCACACAGCAGCACGATGGCGGGGTAGTAGGACGCCACGTCGCGGTCGAGCAGCACCAGGTCGTCGGAGGCGATGTGGGCGACGCTGGCCTCGCTGCTGTGCAGCCCACCGATGCCCATGCGGTACTCGCCCTGGCCCAGCCGGACGACTTGGCCGGAGAGTGCAGGGGGCTCAATCGGCGCGCCGTTCACGTCGATGACGAACTCTGCTTCAGCCACCTCACGCAGCTTCTGCTGCAGCGCTGGTGTCCTGAACTTCAGGAAGGCTGGCGGCTTGTAGCGGAACGTCGTGCCCGGGGGGATGTTCGGCTTCTGTGGCTTGTCTCCGAGGATCGCTGTGAGCTGCTTGCGCAGCACAGCCTCGGCGATCTGCGCATCCGACTTGGAGCGCAGGTCGATGCCGTAGTCCAGGCTCATGCGCTCGCGCAGCTCCACCTGGGGCTTCAGGTGGTTCAGCAGGTCGATGGTGGTTTCGAGGTCGTTGTTGTTGTAGGTGACCAGCTCAACGCGCTGTTCAGGGCTGATGCTGGCGCTTGGCTCGATGGGTAGGTCCTGCAACTTCTTGCTGTGCAGCCGCCCGCCGTAGAGCTTCAGCGAGCCCTGGCCGAAAGCTACCTCGATCAAGTCGATGTGGTCGATCCAGTCGGGCTGGCGCAGGTTGAAGTGGTCGTAGAACTCCCAACCGCGGTGCTCACCGACGATGAGCCAGTCGCTCGCCGCCTTCAGCTCAGCGCAGGTCGCGCCGCGCAACGCCAGCATGAGCATCGGCACGTCGTAGTTGTTGCCGTTGAACGTGACGATCTTGTACTTGGTCAGCACCTCGCGGACCGCAACCGTGTCCAGCGGATGGCCGTCGAACATCTCGTAGTAGCGGAACTTGCGGCTCAGCAGGCTCTTGAAGCCTACCAGGAAGTAGTCGCGGTAGCACTCGATGTCGCAGACGATGGTGTGTTTGGATGGATCGAACATTCGATGCGTTTGAGTTTTTGGTGAGGGCGCCGGGTCTTGCAGCAGAGGCCCGGTTTGCGAATGACTCCACGCCACCCTCGCCAAAAACCCCCAGCCCGAAGGCTGAGGATCACGACTTAGAACAGATCGCTGCTGTCGTCCGAACCGCCTTCGACTTCATCGAAGCCTTCTGCGGTGCCGGGGGCCGCGCCAAACGCTTCGCCGTCGGAGACGAACTGCACGGTCAGCAACGTGGCGTACACTTGGTTTGGGATGCGGTCCTTGGCCTTCATCGCCTTGATGTCCACCTTGACGTTCACGTAGCAGCCGCCGTAGGGCTTGCCGCCTTCTTCGGTCAGCACAGGGAACTGTCCGTCTGCACCCTTGCGGGGGCCGATGATGAGCGGCTTGGCCTTATTGCGCGCCACCAGGTACAGCTTGCCTGCGTAGCCGTCGCGCACGGCGCCGTCTTTCGTCAGGTTGTCGTCGCCCTTGCGCACGCACTTCTTGGTCTTCTCCATCGCGCCGAGAATGGCCTTCCAGTTTTCACCGAAGACTTCCTTGGAAGCCGCGATCAGCGTTTCCTGGGCCAGCTTTCCGGCCTCGCTGTCTGCGTCGAAGATGAACTGACCGCCGTACTTGGGCGTGTCGCCCTCGTTCATGGGCTTGCCTGGCTTCCA